AAGTAAAACGTCTTGGTTGTCAAAACTTTAAATCTTTGGTAGAAGAAAATAATCTGATAATACAAGATGCGGATGCTATATCCGAGATATCTACGTTTATCGAAAATAGGGGTTCTTATCAAGCCGACGAAGGATACCACGACGATATTGTTATGTGTCTAGTGTTATTTTCGTGGCTTACTATTAACCCTTACTTTAAAGACTTGAATAACGTAAATCTTAGAGATATTATGTATAAAAAGCAGATGCAATTGATTGAGGACGAGCTTACACCATTCGGTAATTATAGCGATGGGTCGCCTCAGACTGAAGTTTTATTAGACTTTTAGAAAACGTTAAACGACTAAATATTATACATGTAGGGGTTAATACACAATTAAATACCCTATCGAATAAACAAAACAAGGAGAAACTTTATGCCGTTTCAATTATCTCCAGGAGTAGCCATTGTAGAAAAGGACTTGACGTCAATCGTCCCAGCCGTTTCTACTTCTAATGGTGCTTATGCTGGTGCTTTTCAGTGGGGTCCTGTTATGGATCCTACAATTATCGCTTCTGAAAATGAATTAGTACAACGTTTCGGTAAACCGAACGACGCTACCGCTCAATCTTTCTTTACTGCAGCGAATTTCTTAGCTTACTCTAATAGCCTTTTAGTATCTCGTGCCGATACTACAAACCAACGCAATGCGGTTTCGCTTTTAACTGGTTCTGTAGCTAGTGTTACTATGAGTACAGCGGGTTCAGGCTATACTAGCCAACCGACCGTAACTTTTAGTGCTCCGGACGCTGATGGTGGCGTTAATGCTACTGGTACGGCTGTACGTTCTGGTGCTCCAGTATTAACCGTTGCTGTTGCGAATGGCGGTACAGGTTACACTTCAGCCCCAACTATTACGTTCAGCGCACCTCAAGTAGCGGGTGGCGTTACGGCTACGGGTACAGCTGTTGTAGATACTACAGTAGGAAGCCCGACTTTAGGTCAAGTTACTTCTATCACCGTAGATAATGGCGGTTCAGGCTACACTTCAGCCCCTACCGTTACTTTTAATAATGCTGGCTCAGGCGGATCTAATGCAGCAGCAGGCACAATTACTATTGGCACTTCAACTATTACTGGCGTTACTATTGTTACTCCAGGAACTGGTTACGCTACTGCTCCAACTGTTACGATTGCTGGTGGTGGAGCTTCTACGCAAGCTACAGCCGTAGCAACTATCTCGTCTGTTGTTGGTATTAAGATTAAAAATAGCGACGACTACGAAACTAACTTTATCAACGGTTCAGCCTTAATTGGCGAATTCGCTGCTAAGTATCCAGGAACTTTAGGAAACTCTTTACGTGTTTCTATGGCAGATTCTGCTAGTTTCGCTACATGGGCTTATAGAGACGAATTCGATACCGCTCCTAATACTTCTGAGTATGCGAGTACGGTTGGCGGTTCTAATGACGAATTACATATCATTGTTATCGACGAAGATGGTGTATGGACTGGCACTAGAGGTAGTATCTTAGAAAAGTTCGCATTCGTATCTAAAGCTTCTGACGCTAGACAATCTGACGGTACTAACAACTACTACAAAAACGTACTTAACGCTCGTTCTAAGTATATTTGGTGGATGGATCACCCAGTGTTATCGACTAGCGGTACAGCTTGGGGTTCTGAAGCAAATAGCGTTACCTTTAAATCAGCAACTACCGCTATCAGCCGTTCTTTAGTTGGTGGTGTGGACGATTTTACTGTTACTGACGGTAACTTACAAAACGCTTGGGCTCCTTTTGCGGACGACAGCCTTTACGATATTAGCTTATTACCTATGGGTAAAGTATCTTCTACTGTGGCTATCTACATTATCAATAATGTGGTTGAAGCTCGTAAAGATTGCGTAGCATTTGTTTCCCCTGTAAGCGAGAGCAACGAAATTATCATCGGTTCTGGTTCTGACGCTACCGACCAAATCATCGCCTTCCGTAACGAATTACCAAGTACATCTTATGCGGTTATGGACTCTGGATTCAAATACCAATACGACCGTTATAACGACAAATACCGCTGGGTTCCGTTAAATGGCGACGTAGCTGGTTTATGTGCTCGTACCGACTTCACTAACGATCCTTGGTTCTCTCCAGGAGGTTTAAACCGTGGTCAAATCAAGAACGTAGTCAAGTTATCACACAATCCTAGAAAAACCGATAGAGACAATCTCTATAAAAACGGTGTAAACCCTGTGGTTACATTTCCAGGACAAGGTACTGTATTGTTTGGTGATAAGACTCTCTTGTCTAAACCTTCCGCCTTTGATCGTATCAACGTTCGTAGATTGTTTATTGTATTAGAAAAAGCTATCGCTACCGCTTCTAAGTATCAATTATTCGAGTTTAACGATTCGTTTACTCGTGCTCAATTTAAGAATTTGGTTGAACCGTTCTTACGTGATGTACAAGGTCGTAGAGGTATTACTGAGTTCTTGGTTCGTTGTGATGCTAGTAACAATACTGGTGAAGTTATTGACCGTAACGAATTTATCGCTGATATTTTCGTAAAACCGAACCGTGCTATCAACTTCATTACTTTGAACTTTATCGCTACTCGTTCTGGTATTTCCTTCAGCGAGCTTAACGCTTAATTAAAGACAAATTAAAGAAAGAAAATAATGGCAAATATCAACGATTTTAAATCACTTATGTTGGGCGGGGGCGCACGCCCCAACCAATTTCGTGTTATTTTAAGTTTTCCAGCAGACCTTAGTATTTCTACTGGCGTTTTTGCTGCTAAGAAAGCTGAGTTTTTGTGTAGTGCTACCTCCCTTCCAGGATCTAGTATCTCTAACGTAGCAGTAGCTTATAGAGGACGTACAGTAAACTTTGCGGGCGAACGTAGTTTCCAACCTTGGAACGTTACAGTATATACCGACGTAGACTTCGATATTAGAAACGCTATGGAAGAGTGGCAAGGTAAAGTACAAAACTACGCTGCTACTAACGGTGTTACTAATCCCGTATCTTATCAGTCAGATATGCGTGTTGAACAATTAGATCGTAATGGTGCGGTATTGAAGACTTACATCTTCAAAGACGCATTCCCTACAGTAATTGACGCTATTCAATTGAATTACGCTTCAGATAATCAGATTGAGTCGTTCGGAATTACATTCCAATACAACTACTTTACGTCTGAGTCTACTGACCAAGACAATTCTAGAACTAGCTAATATTCGCCTAAATAACAAAGTAATTTGTAAAATATTAGGAGAATGTCTTGGACGTTTTTGGATTTGAAATAAAGAAGAAAAAGCCACAATCCGTAATGGGGAGCGTAGTAACTCCCCCTATGGATGACGGAAGCACTGTCGTTTCGACGGGCGCACACTATGGTACAGTATTAGACGTTGAAGGTATCGTAAAGAACGAGAACGAGCTGATTAAACGCTATCGCGATACGGCGAAATACGCTGATTGCGATGGCGCAATTGACGATATCGTAAACGAGGCTATTATATCTGACGGATTTGAAATCCCAGTTAAAATCAATCTCGATAACGTAAAAGTTTCAGAATCAGTTAAAAAGAAAATACGTGAAGAACACGCTAATATATTAAGACTGTATAAATTTGACTTAAAAGGTCATGATATTTTTAAACAGTGGTATATTGACGGTAGAGCGTATTATCAGATTCTTGTCGATGAAACCGATAAGAAAAAGGGTATTCAAGAATTACGTTACATTGACCCACGTAAGATTCGTAGAATTAAAAACGTAGATAAAGCTCGCTCATCAAAAGGCGTAGAAGTCGTTAAACAGATTGAAGAGTTCTTTCTGTATAATGATAAGGGTATTGTAGCTAACTCAACACAAGGTATAAAACTACCGATAGAATCAGTAGTTTTTTGTCCATCTGGCATTCAAGACGCTGACAATGGTATGATGTTATCAGCGTTACACAAGGCTATTAAACCCGTCAATCAGTTAAAAATGATTGAGGATGCGGTAGTTATCTATCGTATTAGCCGTGCCCCAGAGCGTAGAGTGTTTTACGTGGACGTGGGTAACTTACCGAAATTAAAAGCCGAGCAATACGTAAACGAGATTATGAACAAGTTTCGTAATAAAATCGTTTATGACGCTACTACGGGTGAGACTCGTGACGACCGTCGTCACTTGAGTATGATGGAAGACTTTTGGATGCCTCGTCGAGAAGGCGGTAAAGGTACTGAAATTACTACGCTACCCGCTGGCCAAAATCTAGGTGATATTAAAGATATTGAGTATTTCCAGAAGAAACTTTATCAAGCGTTAAACGTTCCTATGTCTAGGCTTGAGGCTTCTCAAGGCTTTAGTATGGGTAGAGCCTCGGAAATTACTCGAGATGAGATTAAATTCAGTAAGTTTATCGCTCGTTTGCGTAAACGCTTTTCTTTACTATTTTCATCTGCTCTACGAATCCAACTAATCTGTAAGGGTATTATAACCCCAGATGATTGGGAAGATATTGAAATAGATATTACATACGACTACCAACAAGACAACCACTTCAACGAGTTGAAGAATGCCGAGTTGTTACAAAACCGTATAAATATACTACAAACTATTGATCCATTTGTCGGTAAGTATTATTCTACTGATTGGATACGTAAGAATTTATTATTACAATCTCCAGAAGAAATGAAAGAGATTGATAAAGAGATGGAACAAGACTTGATTAAGCAGCAAGAGCTAGAAGCTCAGCAAGCTTTACAACAGCAACAAATGGGTGGTGGAGAACCTCCGCCCAAACAATAACCGCAAGGTTAGGTTTTAACTAAATAAAATAACCACCATAAAAGGAAAGAAAATGTCCAAACAATTAAATGAATTAGACGCGCAAACGCTAGCTAATTATGCAAGAAAAGCTAACTCAGAAATTACAAGACGAGATAAAATATCGGCTACTAGAAGCAAAAACCAAGGTAGTATTGACTCTACATGGGGAAAGGAAAGCGATCAAGCTCGTTTAAATCGCCAAGCTCGTTCAGATAACGAGAGAGAATCTAGTAAAAGAAAAGCTGGAGTTGAGCAAGCTAATAAAAAATTTCAGGCTAAGTTTAGCGATTCTCCAGAAGGCGAAAAAGCTAAGAACGACGTTCGAAGCAAAATTAAAGGGTATAAGGATCGCAGGGGCGAATACCAAGGTAGTGCTGTTGATAGAGCAATATCTAATAAAGATAAAATTAGAAACTTAGCTCAACAAGCTACCCTCTCAGGAACTGAACATAGTAAAAAAAGTTTAGACTCTGAACAAATAAGGCAAGCTAAAGATAAGATGAAAGATATCTCAGCAGTAGATACCGTTAAAGATATGGCTAAAGGCGTTAAAGACGTAGCTAAAAAAGGATATTCTGCTGCCAAATCTGGTTTAAGTTCTTTAAAGAAACGTGTATTCGGCGAAGAATATTACGAAGATTTAGACTACCGTTACACTGTTATTCCGTTATTGGATTCCTTAATGGAAGGTAATTCTACCGATATTAAGCACGCTTTTAACGAAGCTGTAGCGCACCGAATTGAACACGCTATGTTACACGCTCGTTTACGTATCGCTGAAGAAATCGAATTAAACGAATTAAATAAAAGCACTTTAAATAGTTATCGTAGTAAAGCTTTAGCGATGGCTAATAAAGCTGGTGCTACTGCTAACGCTTCAGATAGCTCAGCTTTATCTAGAGCTGGTAAAAATGAAAGAACTAATGTTCCATATAAAGATTTCAACTACAGCCCAGGAGAATCTAAACGTTTAGCCGACTTATCTAAGAAAAGATTTGCCGGAGCAGCTCAAGCTCGTCGTAAGGGTGCCACAGACGGACAGTAAGAAAGTCCAGCTGGTCAACTGTAATATATAACAGATAATAGTTTACAAGTTTGGCGGGTCACTCGCCAAACCTCAAACTTATTTAACAGAGAAGATAATAAATGATCCAATTAAACGAATTTTTAGAAAAAATGAGTTTCTACGGCGAACGCTTAGACGAAGCTGGATTCCGTGCTTCGGGTTCTCCGGCAGCTGCTAGTAAGTTGCGTAAAATGGATAAGAACGATCCTAACGACGATAATTCTTACAATACTCCAGAAGAAGCTAAAGCTATTCATGCTGCGCTAATGAAACAATTAGAACAGAAACGAAATGACCCAAATAGACCTCACGCTGTACATATAAACGGTAAGCGTTGGAAAGAATTTGGCACTAAGGCTCACGCTGAAAACGTAGCTAAGAAAATCCCAGGAGCTATGGTTCGCCCAACATAAAATATGGCTAAGACTATCTTAAAAAACACAGTTCAAGAATCCGTAGTGAAAATTACGGGTATCGGCACCGAAACCATCGGTATCGCAACGGACGTCTTATCGGATAGTCAAGCACTATCTGGTAGCACACAAACCGTGAATATCGTAGCAATGCGGTACTCAGGTTTAGCATCCTCAGTAATTACCGTCACACGCAATTCAGTGGTAGTTTCTTCTTTCTCAGCCGAGGGTGAAGGTACTATTAACTTTATCGGTGAAGGTTTTATAGAGTCCACATCAAACACTAGCGACATTGTAGTAGCTATTTCCGGAGCCAACGCTCAACTATACATGACTTTGAGAAAAGCCAGTGGTTACGCTCCTAAAGTAGAAAATGCTACATATGGAGCTTATGACGATCCAACTAGAATCGGTGCTAGCACCACTCTAAGCGGTAGTCCAGATAAGGTATAAATAAGATGAAACTTATTAGAGAAGTTCACGAAACGGTGAACTTAATTACTGAGGCTTCGGCGAATGGCAAGAAAAATTACTTCATTGAAGGCGTTTTCTTACAATCTGAGCTAAAGAATCGTAACGGTAGAATGTATCCTGAACATATCATGGATAGAGAAGTAAACCGTTACATGATGGAATCGGTACAGAAGAATAGAGCTTACGGCGAGTTAGGTCACCCATCTAATCCCTCTATCAATTTAGATAGAGTCTCTCACATAATTACTAACCTCCGTAAAGAGGGTACTAATTACGTTGGTAGAGCTAAGATTTTAGAAACCCCCATGGGAAATATTGCTCGTGGTCTTTTAGATGGCGGAGCTAACTTAGGCGTTTCTAGTAGGGCTTTAGGTACTTTAGCACCGAATAATGAGGGCGTACAGATTGTACAAGACGACTTTATGTTATCTACTGCTGCGGATATCGTAGCCGACCCTTCAGCACCAGACGCTTTCGTACGTGGTATTATGGAAAACAAGGAATGGACGTTTGTAGACGGTAAATACGTTGAACGTCATATCGAAGAAGCTAGGGCTAATATAAGAAAAACTTCGTCTAGAAATTTAGATGAAGCTATGATGTTAGAATTTGCTAAGTTTCTACGACATATAAGTTTCTAAGAGAAATCGCATAAATACTAAATAAATATAGAACTATCCCAGTTAGGAGAAAAGAATGTCAATTGAACAAAAGATCGCTGAAATTTTAGCCGAAGGTCGTTTAAACGAAGAAGAAGCTAAACCGCCAGCATATACACAAAACCCAGATAACGCTAGAAATAACGTTGATCGCCAAGATATCGCCACAGGCGGTACAAGTAAAAAAGCTAACCGTGCTACTAAAGGCGCATCAGCTCCAGAGGCTAACCATTTAAAAGGAAGTTCGATGAAGGAAGGTTTAGACGCTTTAGTAAACGGTGAAAACCTTTCTGAAGACTTTAAAGCTAAAGCAGCTACTATTTTTGAAGCTGCCGTGTTAGGTCGTGTTGCTGAAGAAATTGAAGCCCTCGACGAACACTACGCTGAAATCTTCGAAGAACAACTTCAAGAAGCTGTACAAGAAAACATGATGGAATTGGTAGAGCATATTGATGGCTACTTAAATTACGTCGTTGAACAGTGGATGGAAGAAAACCAATTAGCTGTAGAGCGTGGCATTAAAGTAGAAGTTATGGAAAGCTTTATGCACGGTATCAAAGGTCTATTCGAACAACACTATATCAATGTCGCAGATAGCGAAGTAGATATCGTAGACGAAATGGCAAGCCAAATCGAAGAGTTGGAAAAAGAATTAGACGAAGAAGTTCGTAATAATATTGAATTGAATGCAGCCTTAATGGAGAGCGTAAGATTTGACATCGTAAGCGAATATACTGAAGGTTTGGCTCAAACCGAAGTAGATAAATTCTATGCTTTAACTGAAGAGATCGCTTTTGAAAGCGCAGAGATCTTTGAAGAAAAAGTAGCCGTTATTCGAGAGAATTTCTTCTCTAGCAGAAACAACCGCTTAACTGAGTCTATGTACCAACCATACTATGCCGATAGTAACGTAAGTTCTTTGAATGAAGAAACTAGCGAAACTATGTCAGCGTATGTTAGTGCGTTAGATCGTAGCGTAAATTTGTAAATTAAATTTAATTAAAAAGGAAAATAACTAAATGTTAAGTCGTCAACAACTCGTAGAAAAATGGTCTCCAGTATTGGACCACGATGGTTCACCTGCTATTACTGACACGTATCGCCGTGAAGTTACCGCTACTCTCTTGGAAAACCAAGAAGTAGAAATGCGCAAGCAACGCCAAGCGTTATTTGAAACCGCCCCAACTAACTCAGTTGGTAGCTACCCTGATGCGGGTGGTATGGCTAAATTTGACCCAGTATTGGTCAGTTTAGTACGTCGTGCTATGCCACAACTTATTGCGTATGACGTTGCTGGTGTTCAACCAATGACTCAACCTACTGGCTTGATTTTCGCTATGAAATCACGCTACACTTCAATGGGTGGTACAGAAGCTTTGTTTAACGAAGCCGATACTGACTTCTCAGGTACAGGTACTCACGCTGGTGGTAACCCAGTTGATGGTACTTACACTACTGGTACTGGTATGTCCACAGCTGCTGCCGAGCGTTTAGGTCAAGGCGGTTCTGGTGACGGTACTTTCGGTCAAATGGGTTTCTCTATCGAGAAAACATCCGTAACTGCTCAAACACGTGCTTTGAAAGCTGAATACTCAGTTGAATTAGCTCAAGATATGAAATCAGTTCACGGTCTTGACGCTGAAGGCGAATTGAGCAAGATTCTTTCTACAGAAATCTTAGCTGAAATGAACCGTGAAGTTATCCGTACTATCTACAAAACAGCTAAAGTTGGTGCTCAAGTTGGTACTGCTACTGCTGGTACTTTCGACTTAGACGTTGACTCTAACGGTCGTTGGTCTGTAGAGAAATTCAAAGGTATGTTGTTCCAATTAGAGCGTGAAGCTAATGCTATCGCCCAACAAACACGTCGTGGTCGTGGTAACTTTATTATCTGTTCTTCTGACGTAGCTTCTGCGTTCGCAATGGCAGGTGTTCTTGACTACGCTCCAGCTTTGAAAACTGGTTTGAATGTTGATGAAGCTTCTACTACTTTCGCTGGTGTATTGAACGGTAAGTACAAAGTTTATGTTGATCCATATTCAGCTAACCAAGGTGCTACACAGTTCTTCACAGTTGGTTACAAAGGTACTTCCGCTTTTGACGCTGGTTTATTCTACTGCCCATACGTACCGTTACAAATGGTTCGTGCTGTAGACCCTAACAGCTTCCAACCTAAAATTGGTTTCAAGACTCGTTACGGCTTAGTAGCTAACCCATTCGTTGATTTGGATGACGGTTCTGGTACAGTTGGTAGCTTGACTGCTGATAAGAACTACTACTATCGTAGAGTTGCTGTTACTAACTTAATGTAATATTGAGTTAAGTATAAATAAACCGACGTAAGAAGCGGTATAAATTTTAGGGAGCTTCGGCTCCCTTTTTCATTGGAGTATTATAATGACCTTTCCCCGAACTATTACCTGCCCTATACCCGAAAACCTATCCCCACTATCACCTAACGGGTATCGGCTTTCTATTCAAAAACTACCCTCACTTCAGTTCTTCTGCCAAGAAGCTAGTATTCCGAGCGTAGGTTTAGGTGATATAACACAGAATACGCCTTTTGTAGATATTCATATCCCAGGAGAAAAACTTAATTACGGTAGCCTAGAATTAGATTTTATTGTAGATTCTAAAATGGAAAACTACCGAGCTATATTAAATTGGTTAGAGGGCTTAGGTTTCCCTGATGGGTGGGAACAATACGCTACATTTGTTAGAGAATCTTACAACCCCTCTAGTTTCGCAGCCGAAACCATCACCAACTACTCAGACGGGGTTTTAAGTATTTTAAGTTCTTCAAATACGCCCTTAGCCGATTTATATTTTGTAGATTTATTTCCTATATCACTATCTTCTATTAACTTTACTTCTACCTCTAGGGACGTTAATTACGTTATCGGTAAGGTTACGTTCAAATACACTAGCTTTAAACTTAAATAAATACGCTATATTAGGTAATTGAAGTGTTTAAGGAAAATTATGAATTTAGAAGAAATGCAGGATATGTGGGAAGTCGATTGCGTTATTGACGATAATAAATTAGGGGAACATTCAACCGAAACCCCTAAACTTCACGCCAAATACCTCCGACTACTAATAGGCGTAAAGCTTAAAGCTACTAAATTAAAAGCTGATATAAGCGTATTACGAAAAACAAAATTTAGATATTATAGGGGCGAGCTTTCTAGGGAAGAATTAACCGCCCTAGGCTGGCAACAGTGGCAAGGCGTTAAACCTTTAAAATCCGATATGGAAGAGTTTCTATCGGGTGATGAAGATTTAAACAAGATGCAAATACGATTAGAATACTTATACACAATGATATATTTTTTAGAATCCGTCATGAACCAAATTAAATCCCGAGGTTGGGATATTAAAAACGGTATTATGTGGAAACAATTTTTAGCAGGTAATTAGTTATGGCTGTAATACATATTGAAAAATTAGACGAAGTTTTTATTCGCATATATTCTGAACCCTCTACGGAAAAAGAATTATGCGATTTTTTCACTTATGAATATCCTGGAGCCAAGTTCACTCCTCAATTTAGGGCTAGGTTATGGGACGGAAAGGTTCGGCTTTACGACCCAATCCGTAAAACGTTATACCTAGGTCTAGTTTCGTATGTGGAGCGATTCGCCAACGAAAATGGCGATACGGTAGAATACGTAACGCCTATACTAGAAAAGACGGAAGTTTCCGCTGAGGATATTTTAGCCTTTTCTACTAAGTTGAAACCGCACAGCCGTGGGGAACCTATTGAGATTAGGGATTATCAACTAGAGGCGGTTCAAACCGCTTTAGAGCGTAGTCGTGTGCTATTACTATCGCCTACGGCTTCTGGTAAATCGTTCATTATTTACTTAACAATGATGTGGCATTTATCTAAAAAGCGTAAGTGTATTATTATAGTACCTACTACGTCTTTGGTTGAGCAGTTACAGTCTGACTTTAGAGAGTATTCCTCGGTAAACGGGTTTGACGTTGATAAACATTGTCAAAAGTTATATTCAGGCTTCTCTAAGGTTATCGCTAGTAACGTTTTAATCACGACTTGGCAATCTATTTACTTACAACCTAAATCTTGGTTTAACCAGTTTGACGTTATATTTGGGGACGAAGCCCACCAGTTCAAAGCTAAGTCGCTGACTTCGGTTATGGAGAAAATGGCGGACGTTAAGTATCGTATTGGAACAACGGGTACTTTAGATAATAAAAAAGTACATCAGCTAGTTTTGGAAGGTATTTTTGGACCAATACACCGTGTTACCACAACTAAGAAACTAATGGATCAAGGTAGCTTAACCCAATTAGCTATCACTTGCGTTGTTTTAAAGTACCCCGAAGCTATTCGTAAAGAAATGAATAAGTCGGACTATCAAACCGAATTAGACTTCGTTGTAACTAACCATAAACGAAACCAATACATTACCGACCTAGTGTTGAAGTGTGAGGGGAATAGTTTAGTGTTATTCCAATTCGTAGAAAAACACGGTAAGGTGTTACATAAAATGATAGAGGAGGGGGTTGAGGACGGTAGGAAAGTATTCTTTGTACACGGGGGTACAGATACCGCTAGACGAGAAGAAATTAGAGCACTATGCGCAAAGGAAACTAATGCTATTATTGTAGCTAGTTTCGGCACATTCTCAACGGGTATCAATATTCCTTCTATTGAGAATATTGTATTTGCTTCGCCTAGCAAGGGTAAAATTCGTAACTTACAAAGTATTGGGCGTGGGTTGAGGCTTAATAACGGTAAGACTATTTGTAATCTGTATGATATAGCGGATGATTTACAGTGGAAAAAGAACGCTAACCATACGCTTAGACACGCTGCGGAGCGTTATAAAATATACGCTGAAGAGCAATTTAATGTTAAACTATTAGGAGTGAATCTTGAATAAATATGTTGTTTTAAAATTAGTAACGGGTGAAGAGTTATTGGCTACCCTTGAGAACAAACCTTCAGAAACCGTTGTAATATCTAATCCTATGTTAATTAGGGTATTTCATACGGAAGATGAAGATGGTAATTTAGTTCCGTCCGTATCGGCTAACCCTTGGTGTGAATATTCAGCTACCAAGAAATATACAATATCCTTTAATCATATTATTATAATGGAAGATTTACACTCAGCGTTGCTTGACCATTACTTAAACCTAGTTAAAGCGTTTGAAACCAAGGTTACAGCCACAGTAGATAGTCAAGGTTACGTTACGGAAGAAAGCTTAGAAGAAGAACCTTCAGATACCCAACCCCGTATAGTACACTAGACACTCACTTACTGCCCTACGGGCAGGTGAGCCAAAGGCTCACAGACTTAGTTTTTATTAGTCTAGTACTCAGTTATTTCTAACGCTGCTACGCAGTGCCTTAACTAAAGTTAAGTCATAAAATACAACCTAAAGGTATTATATCGCGATAGCGGTTGTAAGTCAAGCGACTTTACCTAATCTTTACGAAATATAATACTTTACTTACAATAAACTTTATACTATAATAAAGGTAATTAAAGTATAAAAGGTTTTAAAATGGCACACTACGTAGATAACAAAGATTTTTTGGAGGCGTTAAAAGAATATAAGCTTAAGTGTAAAGAAGCTGAGGAAGCGGGTTTACGCAAACCCCGCCTCAATAATTATATTGGGGAGTGTATTCTTTTAATAGCAACTAGGGTTTCCTATCGCCCTAACTTTATAAACTATTCCTATCGGGATGAAATGATTTCCGATGGTATTGAAAATTGTATTCAATATATTAGTAGTTTTGACCCTGATAAGTCTGATAACCCCTTTGCGTATTTTACACAAGTTATATTCTTCGCTTTTATACGTAGAATAAACAAAGAAAAACGACAATCTTATATTAGAAGTAAACTAATACAAGATATGTCGTTTGATTTATTTGAGCTTCAGGAACACGATGAGGGCGGGGTGTTTCAAAATACTTATATTGAGTATATGCAAAATAACCCTCCACAAGAAGCTCCCGCTGTTAAACGTAAAAAGCGTACTCAACAAATAACTGACCTAGGGGAGTTTGTTTGAATAAAATTGATAAACTTATAGCTGACCTTGCAAACGAAAGTTCTTTACAACTTTCTAAATCATTACCACTTAATAATATGACCAATCAAAATATACACTTAGCCAATGAAGTATTCGACAAGTACGCTAGAAACAAGGTTTTAGAAACTCGTCTAGCTAGTAAAACCCCTACTATTAACCGAACTGTTGAGTTGGTTTCTAGTAAGGAAGTTATGCGAGATTATATTGAAAAGCGATATGAAAATAGTATGCTTATGTTCACTAGCGATTTTGCGGGGTTTGTTAATATTGACGGAGATAACGGTTGTACTGAAATGATTGCGTTTCAATCGTCTAATGAAATCTCCAAAATCTCTATTACTGGTACACCTTCTTGGGTTCATAAAACGTTAGCTAAGTTTACCAACGATTTTGATGTTGTTGGTTCTACGGTTCGTTGGGTATATTCCGAGTACGGTGAATACTTCCCTTCACCGTTAAACGTAGAGCGTTTACCTATTGATGAGATGTATCCGTTTTTAGGTGAGCCTTTAACTGAGTATTACGATAGGTTTATGAATTCCAGTTCTAATATCTTGTTGTTAATCGGACCTCCTGGAACTGGGAAAACTAGCTTTATTCGTGGGTTATTGGCTCATAGTAAAACTTCGGCTTCCGTTACTTATGACCCAAATATTTTATCTAAAGATAATTTCTTTGCTAGCTTTTTGGAATCTGATACTAACGTTATGGTTCTTGAAGATTCGGACAACTTCCTAAGTTCAAGAACTGAAGGTAATACAATGATGCATAAGTTTTTGAATGTTGGTGATGGTTTGGTAGCTTCTTCTTCAAAGAAACTAATTTTCTCAACCAACCTACCCTCTATCACTGATGTAGACGCTGCTTTGGTACGTCCTGGACGTTGCCACGACGTGTTAGAGTTTAAGCCCCTAACCGTTGATCAAGCTAAAGTATTAGCCGATAAATTAGGTATCCCGCTATTTGAGCGTTCCGATGAATCGAAACCTTATTCTATTGCTGAGATTTTTAATTCTAAAACCAACTTAGAGCCTTCCGAAAAAGGTATTAACCGTAAGAAAACCATGGGATTTGTATGAGTCGTAAAGTAGCTATAATCACGGATACGCATTGGGGGGCTAGAAATGATAGCCCTCTTTTTATTAAATTCTTTGAGGAGTTTTATAAGGGTACTTTCTTCCCTCGGTTAGAAGCTGAGGGCGTTACTAATATTTTAATGTTGGGAGATACCTTTGACCGAAGAAAATACACTAGCCACGTAACCCTACACCACGCTAAACGTATTTTCTTTGACGAAGCGGAGAAACGTGGAATTTATATTAACATGATTGCGGGTAATCACGATACCGCTTTCAAAAATACTAATTCGGTTAATTCCCCTAAGTTACTATTACAAGAATATAACAATGTAAACGTTATTGATTCACCTACCAATATTGTTATCAATAATGTTACTATTGCTATGATGCCTTGGATTTGTGCGGATAATAGCGTTGAGAGCTTTGATTTTATTAGAGATACTAACGCTGATATTTGTATGGGTCACTTTGAGATAGCGGGTTTCGCTATGTACCGTGGTATGGAAAGTCATGAAGGTTTAAACCCTTCTATATTTGACAAGTTCGATACGGTATTCAGCGGTCACTATCACCACAAGTCTAGCTCGGGTCATATTCACTATTTGGGTAATCCGTACGAGCTTACTTGGCAAGACTTTGCTGACCCTAGGGGGTTTCACCTATTCAACCCTGAAACAAGAGAATTAGAATTTGTACAAAATCCAAATACTATTTTCTGTAGATTGGAATACGATGATACGGGTGAAGTTCCTGATTTAGACGCTTTAAACTTAAAAGATTGTTTCGTTCGGGTAGTGGTAACTCACAAAACTGACTTCTATATGTTTGATAAATTCATTCAGAAACTTTACACAAAGGGTTGCTTTGAAATCAAAATTATGGAAGACCTATCTGAGTATAGCGAGGGTACGGTAGATGAAGCTGTTGATTTAGAAGATACTATGTCTGTGTTGGCTAATTACGTAGATTCGGTAGCCAACGAAGATGATAAAGAAGATATTAAAACGTTTATGAAAACGCTTTACACCGAAGCGTTAAATGAGGAAGTTGTATAAAGGTAAATTATGGTCGTATTTAAATCTATCGAATGGAAAAATCTACTCTCAACGGGTAACTCCCCCACTAAAGTATTATTAAACCGTTCTTCTACTACGTTAATTAGCGGTAAGAACGGAGACGGTAAGAGTACAATTTTGGATGCTATTTGCTTTGCTCTTTTCGGTAAACCGTTTAGGAATATTAAAAAGAACTTATTAGTGAATAGTATTAACGGTAAGAATTGTACGGTTACTATTGAGTTTGACGCTGATAATAAATCGTATAAAGTCGTTAGGGGTATTTCCCCCAACGTATTTGAGATTTGGGTAGATGGTACTATGTTAAACCAAGATGCCGCTTCTAAAGATTATCAGAAAGTCCTAGAGCAACAAATTCTTGGTTTAAACTACCGTACCTTTACCCAAGTGGTTATCTTGGGCTCAGCTTCGTACGAACCCTTTATGCAGTTATCGACTAATTCACGTAGAGAAGTAATTGAAGATATTTTAGATATTAAAATCTTCTCTACTATGAATAGCGTATTGAAGAATAAGGTATCAGAAACCCGCCAACAAATGGCTCAGTTGGATTCGGATATACGTATATCTAAAACGCAAGTCCAACACCAGCTAGCTATTATGAAAACGCTTACTGATGTTAAAGATTCTAATATTCGCAAGCTGGAAGAAAAGATAGCCGAACATGAAGCGAATATTGCCGATTTAGACGCACAAATTACCGAGGATTTACAAGCTTCCGAGAAACTTAAAGACAAACTTAAAGATTCCGATAGGCTTCAAAGCGGTATTGTTAAACTTCAATCTTCTATATCCAAGCTTGACCAAAATTTAGCTACTTGTAGTAATAAGTCTAAGTTTTTCCATGAGAACAGTTCCTGTCCGACTTGCTCTCAAGAAATCCCTAAAACGCACTACGATACCGTTATGCATGAGTTGATTCTTGAGGTAGAGGCTACCTCAGCTAAGAAGTCCAAGCTGTCTAATGACCTAGCTACTTTGTCTAAGCTTAATTTAGACTTTAAAGCCACTAGCGATAAGTTAGTAACTGTGTTTAATGAAATCCAAGTCAAGAATCATAGTAAGAACTATATGATTAAGGAGATTGATACCATTAAGCGAGAGATTGCTTCTATAAACGGTAGCGGTGGTGATATCGAAGTTGAGCGTGATAAACTACGGGTTATGGCTAAGGAAACCAAAGACAAGATGGCGGAAAGGTTGATGTTGGATAAGCGTAAATCGCTAGAGGACGTAGCTTCTATCTTGCTTAAAGATACGGGTATTAAAACCGCTATTATTAAGCAATACCTACCTGTTATGAATAAATTGATTAACAAGTATTTGAACGCTATGGATACGTATATTCACTTTGAGCTTGACGAATCTTTTAATGAAACTATTAGATCTAGGTTCCGAGATAAATTCACTTACGATAGCTTTTCTGAGGGTGAGAAACAGAAGATTGACTTAGCAATACTATTCACGTGGAGACATATCGCTAAAATGAAAAACTCGGTAAATACTAACCTATTGTTTATGGACGAAATCTTCGATTCTTCCTTAGACTCTAGTTCTACCGATTTGTTAATGGGTGTGTTGGATCAGTTTGCGGATTCAAACGTATTTGTGATAACCCATAAACAAGACGTGTTATTCGATAAGTTCCGTTCCGTTATTAAGTTTGAAAAACGAAACGACTTTTCTGTTATGGTGAACTAAAAAATATCTACTAAAAGGCTTTACTTACAAAGCCTTTTAGTTTATAATATACTATAAGGAGAAATTTGCTATGAAACAAAACGTGTTAGACCTTACCGCTAAATTATTAGCTACCGAAAATATCAATATTTTTCGTAAAAAGGTTAATGAATCAAAGTTCGACATCAAAACCCGTACTTTGGTACTTCCCCAGTGGAAGGGTATTTCTAAACAGGCTGAGACCGCTTTAATCGGTCAAGAAGTAGGTCACGCCCTTTATACTACCTCAAAGCTAAAAACTTTAGTCGGTAACGATAAGTTGCTAAACCAATATTCTAAAGTTGTAGATAATATCCGTGTTGAGAAGTTGGTGAAGCGTAAGTATCCAGGTATCGCTAAAGACTTCTCTATCGGTTATTCTGAGCTTTCAGATAAGGGTATTTTTGGTAAAAAGGTATCGTTTTCTCAACTCAACTTAATTGACCGCATTAACTTATATTCTAAGTTAGGTCATAACGCTGGCGTCAGTTTTACGGCTGAAGAGCGTGATTTGTATGATGCGGTAGAGGCTTGCGTTTCTGAAGATGACGTTAATCGAATTGCTCGTGAAATCTTAGAATACTCTAAGAAACAACAAGAACCTCAGTCTGACGACGGTGAGGAAGGTGAGGATGGCGACGGTAAGGATAAAGGCGAATCTGATAAAGATTCAAAGGGTAAATCTAACGGTAGCCAGAGTGGTACGCCCTCTAGCGACAATGATACAAGCGACTCCGATAAATCTGACCAAGAAAGTGATGATGAAGATGATAACGATTCTGAAAGTGACTCTTCCGACGGTGATGAAGATGGCGAAGACAACCAAGACGCCGAAGGTCAAAATAATGGCTCTAGCAAAAGCGGTAACAAGCCTTCCCCTCTAGATGAATCGGCTTTAGAATCTAAAACCTTAAACGCTATTAAAGATAACGTTGGTGTAGATAACGGTATTGACTACGCCTATACCAAAGTAGACGAAAACGTTTTACTAGAACGTGTTATGGGTTATCAGGAAATTTTAGCTAAAACTAAAACTGTTGCTGAAAGCCCTCGTGCGTTTGATAAGTTTTACACCTCTATGAATAGTGCGGTGTCTTATTTGACTAAAGAGTTCGAGATGCGTAAGAGTGCCACTCAATACAAACGTGCCCAAGTTTCTAAGAGCGGTGCTTTAGACACTCGTAAGCTTTACGCTTATAAGTTAAAAGAAGACTTATTCAAGAGCATTACTACATTACCTAACGGTAAGAACCATGGTATGATTTTCTTGCTAGATTGGTCTGGTTCTATGAATGATATGTTAGACGATACTATGGCTCAACTTATTCCTTTAGCTTACTTCTGTCATAAAAACCAGATTAAGTATAAAGTATTAGCGTTCAGCGATAATACCACTACTACCTCTCAAATCAGAGACCACAGAGCTGCAGCTAGCACTAATCTACACAGAAATGATGGTATGCTGACTAATGAGTGTTCTGAGTTTAGATTATTGGAATTTTTCTCTAATGAGATGAGTTCTTCTGAATTCAAGACTATGGCTAAGCGTTTGTTTAGAACTCGTCCTTTCCGTAGAATTGAGGGTTTTGACACTGGTTCTACTCCGCTGAATAATTCTTTGGCTTATATGACCGAATATATTGATCATTTTTTAGCTTCTACTAAAGTGGAAAAGTTCTCTTTTATCACTTTAACTGACGGCGAATCTACTTCAGTATATTACAATAACGGTGGTTATAAGAGAGAGGTTATTCTTAGAGACCAAAAGACTAAAATCGAATATCCTATGGGTTCTTCGGCAGTACAAACTTTCTCTTTAATTAAAATGATTAAAGATAGATATAAATGTCCTAGTATTGGCTTTTATATCGGTGGTAGCTTAGCTAGTAAGGACTTTTTTGAGAGTAATGTCTTAACTTCTAATTGTGGTAGAGGTTATAACGAATTGAAGCGTTATGAGAGAACTTTTACTACATATAAAGAAGCCGTGGAACAATACGCTAAGAATCAATACGTATCGGTTAGCGGTTCCCCGCATGACGAGTTCTTCTATATTCCTAGCGATGCGTTAGCTAAATCTAACACTAGCGAATCGAATATTGAGGTCGATACCGAAGATTCTGTTGAAGATGTGGCTTCTGCATTTACGGCTTCTATGGCTAATAAAATCAAAAATAAGATTTTATTAAACCGCTTTGTTGAATTGATTGCGTAAAAATTATATTATACCCTTTACTTACAACTAAGTTTAGGGTATAATACCTGTATAGAGTGATAACTCTTAAATTTTGTTAAACTAACTTTGAATTTTACTATGACTAACTTATCTTCTGACGCTTTCTCTTTAGTACCTAAAAAAGACGCTAACTTCGTTCCTTTCGGTAATTTTAAAGATATGGAATTGATCATCAAATCTGGTGTGTTCTATCCTACCTATATCTCTGGTCCAACTGGTAACGGTAAATCTACTATGGTAGAACAAATCTGTGCTAAGTTAGCCAAGCCTTTAATTCGTGTAAACTTAAACGCTATGACCGATGAAGACCAACTTATCGGTTCTAAAACGCTCGTAGACGGTAACGTTGAAATTGTGGAAGGTCCAGTCCTTATCGCTATGCGTAACGGTACTACTTTGTTACTTGACGAGATTGATGCGGGTGCTGCTAATACTTTATTGTGTTTACAACCTATCTTAGAGGGTAAGCCTTATTACTTCAAGTTAAAGAATGAGCTTATCTATCCTAAGTCTGGTTTCAATATTATCGCCACCGCTAATACTAAAGGTAAAGGTAGTGATGACGGTCGTTATATCGGTACTAACGTATTGAACGAAGCTTTCTTAGAGCGTTTCGCTATTACCTTTAACCAAGAATATCCATCCGCTTCTATCGAGCTTAAGATTGTTAAAAACTTAATGACCGCTGAAAGTTGTTTAGATGACGTATTCGCTTCCGCCTTAGTTAAGTGGGCTGATGCTGTTCGTAAAACATTCGATAGCGGTGGTGCTGATGAAACTATCACTACACGTCGTATGGTTCATATTGTTAAAGCTTTTTCTATCTTTAAAGACAGAAAGAAAGCTGTAGAGTTGTGCTGTAACCGCTTTGATGAAGCTACCCGTGCTTCGTTTATTGACTTATTCGATAAATTGTGTGTTCCAGAGCCAACTGCTGAAGAATTAGCTGCTAAGGCTGCAGCTGCGGCTGAAGCTTCTAAGCCTAAGAAAGTTGTTACCGTAACTGTCGGTGAAGCGTTCGAGTTCTAAATTGTGTATAGGTAAGAGTTGACCGCCCGACTCTTACCTTTTTTGTTTTGGCGATTATTATATTAAGGAATATTATGTCAGTAAATCAATTAGTTTTAGAAGCCCTTTTGTCTGGTGAATCCATTACCAATAAAGATATCGTTGAACGTTTCGGTGCGAAAAGTCCCCGTGATTCTATTTACGATTTACGAAAACAGGGTTACGCTATTTACTCTAACCGAGTAGCGGGTGACCGTAATGTACAATATCGCCTAGGTAAGCCGAGTAAGCGTATGGTTCGCGAAGCGTATAAAGCGGCAGGTTCTAGTATTTTTTCACGTTAATATAACCTATGGACAAAGAAGTTAAACCACTGGGAATGAAGTATGATGGCGGTAAGCCTGAGTATGATTTAGTCCCTTCTCGTGCTTTAGAAGAAACCGTTAAAGTTTTAACTTTTGGTGCTAAGAAATACGCCCCAGATAATTGGAAACACGTTGCGGACGGTAAACGACGATATTTCTCCGCTGCGATGAGACACCTTTGGGCTTGGATTAGGGGTGAGCGTTTCGATCCCGAAACTGGTTTAAACCACTTAGCCCACGTTATGTGTTGTGTTTTATTCTTATTGGAAAAAGATATCGACAATGAGTGGGATAACGCCCCCACTAAATAGGTTGACTCGCAACGCTTATTTAAGTATAATATAAATAAGCGTTTTATTATTGTATAGGAAAAATATGAAATTATCAAAAGAAACAGTAGCCCTAATTAAAAACTTTGCTGGAATCAATAGCAACTTACTATTGAAAGAGGGTTCAGGTATCTCTACTATCTCGACTCATAAAAACGTTATGGCAGATACTACCGTGGCTGAGCACTTCCCCGTAGAGTTTGGTATCTATGACTTGAATGAGTTTTTAGGTGCTATGTCATTATTCAGCGACCCTGAATTAGAATTTAGAGAAAAGTACGTACTTATTAAAGAGGGTAGTTCTTCTATTAAGTTCTACGCTGGTTCTAAAGACGTTCTAGTTATACCTACAAAGCCTATCGTATTCCCCGCCTCAGATATTGACTTTACACTCACCGCTCATACTTTAGCTATGATTCAGAAAACGGCTTCCGTATTACGAGCTTCCGATTTATCGGTTATCGGTGATGGTGCTAATATCTCTTTACAAGTAGGTGATAAGAAAAACGATACAGGTAATACCTATCTTTCAGCGGTAGGCGTAACGGATAAAAACTTCCGTATTAACTTAAAGGTAGATAACCTTAAGATGATTCATGGTGATTATGCGGTTAGTATTTCTAGTAAGCGTATCTCACGCTTTAAAGCGGTAAATCAAGAATTAGTTTATTACGTAGCGGTTGAATCGGACTCTACCTTTGACGCTTAATACGGTATTGTGAATCTGGGGCTTAATCGCCCCTCTATTTTTTATGGAGAATATTGATATGGCTGAAATTACATCTAATTCTAATGAATTCATCTGGGTAGAGAAATACCGCCCTACTAAAATTAACGAATGTATTTTACCCGAGTCTTTGAAAAGCACATTTCAAGACTACATTAAAGGCGGTAGGATTCCTACTTTCTTATTTGCGGGTGGTGCGGGTGTTGGTAAAACTACCGTCGCTAAAGCTTTGTGTAATGAAGTAGGGGCTGAATACCTATTCATTAACGGTTCGGAAGAATCAGGTATTGACGTTTTACGTACTAAGATTAAGTCCTTCGCTTCCTCAGTTTCCCTAACCGATGCTCATAAAGTAGTTATCATTGACGAGGCTGATTATTTAAACCCTAACTCTACCCAACCAGCGTTACGTGCCTTTATTGAAGAGTTCTCTAATAATTGTAGTTTCATCTTTACTTGTAACTATAAAAACCGTATTATTGAGCCTTTACATAGCCGTTGCTCCGTTATCGAATTTAAAATTGATAATAAGCAAAAAAGCGAATTAGCGGGTTTATTCTTTAAACGTGCTATTCAGATTTTAGTTGCTGAGGGTATCGAGTACGATCCTAAAGTAGTGGCTCAGGTAGTTTCTAAACACTTTCCTGATTATCGTAGAGTATTAAACGAGTTACAACGTTATTCGGTATCTGGTAAAATTGATAGCGGTATTCTACTAAACGTAGGCGAAGAAACGTATCGTGAGTTGTTTAAATTTATGCGTGATAAGAACTTTGGCGAAGTTCGTAAATGGGTAGGTAAGAACTCCGATTCCGATTCAGTAGCTTTGTTCCGTATGTTTTACGATTCTTCTGTTAATATTATTGAACCTGCTAGCGTACCTCAATTGATTTTGATTCTAGCCGATTATCAATATAAGGCAGCTTTTGTTGCTGACCACGAGTTAAATACTATGGCAGCTTTAACCGAAATTATGGCTAACGTAAAGTTTAAATAATTTCTAAACATTGATTTTAATTAAAGAGGTATATTATGGATTCATTAACAATAGTTTTGAGCGCAGTCGGTTTTATTATTTTAGTATATTTAATTGCTAGAACCTTTTTTAGAATAGGTTATATCTACGCTATTAAAGAAACTTTATCTACTTTAAAATCTGTTCGTGATAAATCGGGTAATGACTACGATTATCGCACAGCTGCAGCTAACGCTGAAAATATGCGGGTAGATATTAAAGACGGTATTATCTACTTGTACACTGAGGTAGGTGATGAGTTTATTGCTCAAGGTAAAACTTTTGAAGAATTAGCTGAAGTTATCCAAACCCGCTTTCCTAAACGTGTATTAGCTATTAAAAAGCAAGATTTAGAAAAGGTACTTAACCATGGCAAGTCCGTTTGATTTTATTAACGCTATTAACGATACGAAAAAAGATTTATTTGAAGATCCTCAGGCGAATAAAGATTATTCGCCCTTTATGGTAAATCGTGGTTTATCTTATTTTCATGATACGTTGTTTCTAGCGAATGAGATGAATACCTGCCCCACTATTCCTAAAGATTGGCAATTTAAGTTCCTACTAAATACCGTTACCAGAAAGAAGCGGTTTTCTAAGTGGGTCAAAAAAGATTCTGATTCCAAAAACCTTCAACTGGTGATGAAGCACTACGGTTATTCATCTAAGCGAGCTGAAGAAGTTCTTGGACTTCTGACTGCTAATCAATTGAAAGAAATAGAACAAAAATACTATTGTGGCGGTAAATAATATGGATACAAACTTGTATAATTGGGCTCCTGCGTCAATGCTTGAGGTAGGGTTACCAGAGCCTGATAACTTTTTAAAGGTTAGGGAAACGCTTACTCGTATTGGGATAGCTTCTAGAAAAGAAATGCGGTTATTTCAATCTTGTCATATCTTACATAAACAAGGTAGGTATTACATCGTACACTTTAAAGAGTTATTCGCTTTAGACGGTAAGCCTTCTAATATTAGCGTAAGCGATATTGAGCGTAGGGATGCTATCGCCGTTTTATTAAAGGAATGGGGTTTATTAACTATCGACCCTAAAACCGTAATAAACGTAGATAAATCTCCGCTATCTCAAATTAAAATTGTATCGTTTAAAGAAAAATCTAAATGGGAATTAGTCCCTAAATACACTATTGGAAAAAAATGAATATTACTTTAAATTTAACAGTTAATGAAATAAATACCGTATTAAAATGTTTAGGTACTCA